CGGGGTATTTTGTAAGAAAAAGAAATGACTCATTAATGAGTCCGTAACCCACTTAATGATGCTTATAGGAATCAAATAGCATACCTAACTCCAACCTATAAGTATAAAAAACACCAAATTCTATACATATTAAAAAAACGTGTATACTTCGCATATCGTAAACACATAGAGCTAGGACAAAAATGCCTATAGTCGTTACGCCAGAAGTTGGGATTCCACTACCCTTTGACACAACAAAAGAAGAGATAGAGGATTTTCGGCAGAAGGCACATGCTTACTTTGAGACGGTACAAGAGCTAATCAAACAAGGCGCATCGGTTGAGATTACCGACGAGGACAAACAAACTGCCCATCAAATTGCGGCTAGTGGAGTCTTGCCATCCCCAAAAGTTATTACCCCAGGGACCATTATCAATCTCGAAGCCATCTTGTCTGAATATGACCAGGAAGTGCTAGACGTTCATCGTAGGCTTAGAAACTACGTTACAAACAAGTTAATACAAGAATCCGCCCATCTAGACGACAAACAGCGCATGAGAGCGCTCGAGAATTTAGGTAAGATAGCTGGAGTAGGCCTGTTCTCCGATAAGATAGAGATAGCGGTCACTAACCGTAGTATTGATGCAATCGAGACAGAGCTTGCTAAAACTCTTGAGTTGTATATGGGTAAAGCAGAAGAGGTTGATTTAGAAGAAGAACTTAGTAAAGCCGCCCCGATCAGTATTGGGGATATGGACCTAGATGAGTTATTAGGCGAAGATGAGTCCGGAACTTCTGAAGAAAGCTGAAGCTAGCTTACCCCACTTACCACCGGCTGTGCAACAGAAGGTTGGGCAACTTATTGCCGAAGCGAGAAAAATCAAAACTCATGATTTGGCAAAAACCGATTTTATGGCATACGTCAATTACGTCTGGCCTAGTTTTATTCATGGACGCCATCACGTGAAAATGGCACAAGCGTTTGAAAGGGTAGCAAGTGGAAAAGTTAAACGCCTTATCATTAATATGCCACCTCGTCACACTAAGTCTGAGTTTGCTAGTTACCTGTTACCTGCTTGGTTCCTCGGAAAATTCCCCAACAAGAAAATCATTCAGACGTCTCATACGGCGGAACTGGCGGTTGGTTTTGGTCGTAAAGTCCGAAATTTGGTCGATTCCGACATCTATAAAGACTTATTTCCGGATGTCGCTTTACAGAGCGACTCTAAAGCTGCTGGCAGGTGGGCGACTAACCACGGTGGAGACTATTTCGCTATTGGTGTGGGTGGTGCCGTCACGGGTAAAGGCGCGGATCTCCTCATTATTGACGATCCTCACTCGGAACAAGAAGCCGCATTAAGCGAAACCAACCCCGAAATATACGATAAAACGTACGAATGGTACACATCTGGCCCACGGCAGCGTCTACAACCAGGCGGAGCCATCGTAATTGTTATGACTCGGTGGTCAAAGAAGGACTTAACGGGCCAAGTTATCAAAGCTGCAGCCCAAAGAAGCGGGGAAGAGTGGGAAGTTATAGATTTTCCTGCGATTTTGCCGTCTGGCAAGCCACTTTGGCCCGAATTTTGGTCAAAACTTGAGTTAGAAGCATTAAAAGCCGAACTTCCTGCTGGCAAATGGATGGCTCAGTACATGCAGCAGCCAACTTCTGACGTCTCGGCGATTATTAAACGAGAGTGGTGGCAAATTTGGGAAGACGATCACCCTCCTTACTGCGAATTCATCATCCAGTCATGGGATACAGCGTTTTTAAAGACAGAACGGTCAGACTATTCTGCGTGTACTACGTGGGGTGTGTTCTATAAACCAGACGATTCAGGACTTGAGCAGCCAAACATCATACTTTTGAATGCATTTAAAGAACGTATGGAGTTCTTTGAGTTAAAAACGCGAGCATACAAAGAATACAAAGAATGGGATCCAGATGCACTGATTGTTGAAGCTAAAGCTTCGGGTGCCCCACTAATATCAGAGTTAAGAGCTATGGGTATACCCGTACAAGAATTCACGCCAACTCGTGGTAATGATAAAATTGCTAGACTAAATGCCGTGTCAGATATATTTGCCAGTGGTAAGGTCTGGATCCCTAATACAAGTTGGGCAGAGGAGCTAGTTGAAGAAGTAGCAAGCTTTCCTTCTGGAGAACATGACGACATGGTAGACTCTTTGTCACAAGCGTTACTGAGATACCGCAGGGGCGGGTTCATTCCTTTGCAGTCGGACTATATTGATGAACCAAGAGAATTTAAATCTCGCAAGAATATAGGGTATTACTGATGGCTACTCAAAAGTTTATGGGTAAAAACCAAATCGTCAAAAGACTTACAGCGCAGGTAGGTAGTAAGGATATGGCAATAGGCATTTTACAAAAACATGGACTTCTTAAACCAGACGGAAAAACCCTGACTAAATTAGGTCAAGAACGTAACAGCATGACGGCAAAAGAACGTGCAATAGATAGAGCAGCAAAAGCAAGCGGGCGTAGTTCAGAGGACTACAAGTACAACAAGCAGGTCAATAGAGCAGTACTGAAAACAGGTAAATAATATGGCAATAGATAAAGCGCTATACCAAGCCCCCCAGGGATTAGATCAACTAGGTGCTGATGAGGAGCCTATTGAAATTGAGATTGAAGATCCAGAGTCAGTACGTATTGGTATGGATGGTTTGGAAATTGAAATCGAACCAAGCTCAGAAGCATCAGATGAATTTAACGCTAACTTAGCTGATGAGATGGATGGTCAAGCATTAGCGATGTTGGCTAGTGACTTGTTAGGCGATATTGAGTCAGACGTTGCTGCCCGTAAAGATTGGATTCAAACATATGTCGACGGCTTAGAATTACTTGGCCTAAAGATTGAAGAGCGTAGCGAACCTTGGGAAGGTGCTTGTGGTGTGTATCACCCGCTAATGAGTGAGGCACTGGTCAAATTCCAGTCCGAGACTATGATGTCTATTTTCCCAGCAGCCGGTCCAGTTAAGACTTTAGTGATTGGCAAAGAGACCCCAGAGAAAAAAGCTGCCGCAGATCGTGTTCAAGATGACATGAACTACCAGTTGACTGAAGTAATGCAAGAGTATCGCCCAGAGACAGAGCGCATGTTATGGGGCTTGGGTTTATCTGGTAACGCGTTTAAGAAAGTTTACTTTGATCCAAGCATGAACCGTCAGGTGTCGATGTACGTGCCAGCGGAAGATATCATTGTGCCTTATGGTGCTAGCAGCTTGGCATCCGCAGATCGTATCACCCATGTGATGCGCAAGACAGAAAACGAAGTACGCGCCCTACAACTAGCGGGCTTTTACCGCGATGTAGATTTAGGTGAGCCAGCTAACTCATTAGATGAAGTAGAGAAAAAGATTGCCGAGAAACTTGGCTTTCGTGCTACCACCGATGACCGCTATAAACTGTATGAGATCCACGTCAACTTGGACTTAGAAGGCTTTGAGCATACAGATGAAAACGGAGAGCAAACAGGACTGGCACTGCCTTATATCGTAACACTAGAAAAAGGTAGTCAGACTGTTTTAGCTATTCGTAGAAATTGGAATCCCGATGATGAAACTAATACGAAACGTCAGCACTTTGTTCACTACGGGTATATTCCCGGTTTTGGTTTTTATTGTTTTGGTCTCGTCCACCTTATTGGCGCTTTTGCTAAAAGTGGCACTTCCCTTATTCGTCAGTTGGTTGATGCAGGGTCACTTGCAAACTTGCCAGGTGGCTTTAAGACCCGTGGGTTGCGTGTCAAAGGTGACGACACCCCCATCGCCCCCGGTGAATTTCGAGATGTTGACGTGCCCTCCGGAGCCATGCGTGACAACATCATGCCGTTGCCCTATAAGGAGCCTAGCCAAACTTTAATGGCTTTGCTCAACCAGATCGTTGAAGAAGGTCGCAGATTTGCTAACACAGCAGATTTACAGCTTTCGGATATGTCCGCACAAGCCCCTGTAGGTACTACACTAGCAATACTTGAACGTACGCTAAAGGTTATGTCTGCAGTTCAGGCTCGTATTCATTTCAGTCTTAAACAAGAACTGAAGCTGTTAAAAGTAATTATTGCTGATTACACCCCTGAGGATTACAACTATGACCCGGTTGAAGGTGACCGCAAAGCCAAGAAGTCGGACTACGACAATGTGGACGTTATACCAGTCTCAGATCCAAATGCGTCGACTATGGCGCAAAAAATTGTCCAGTACCAAGCGGTACTCCAATTGGCCCAGGGCGCACCACAACTCTATAATCTCCCACTACTTCATAGACAGATGCTCGATGTTCTGGGGATTAAGAATGCGCAAAAGCTTATCCCAATGGCGGAAGACCAAAAGCCACAGGATCCAATTACAGAGAACCAAAGCATATTAATGATGAAGCCAGTCAAGGCTTTCCAATATCAAGATCACCAAGCACATATTGCAGTTCACATGGCTGCTATGCAAGATCCAAAGATTCAAAGTTTGTTACAAGGTAATCCACAGGCGCAAGCATTACAAGCAGCTATGATGGCTCACGTCAACGAACACCTTGGCTTCCAGTATCGTGTAGAAATCGAGCAACAGTTGGGTATGTCCTTGCCACCACAGTCAGACGAAACTGGCGAAGATGTACATATGGATCCAGAAGTAGAAGCCCGCCTTGCTCCATTATTGGCTCAAGCTGCACAACGCCTATTGCAACAAAACCAATCACAGGTACAACAGCAGAAGAATCAACAACAGGCTCAAGATCCATTGATCCAAATGCAACAACAAGAGTTGCAGATTAAGCAGCAAGAACAGCAACGTAAGGCTCAAAAAGACCAGACCGATGCCATGCTTAAAGCTAAACAGATTGAGGTTGAGCAACAACGTGTGGCAATGCAAGGCAAAGTTGAGGGAGCTAGAGCAGTTCTCCAAAACTCTACCCAAATAAAGAGCGCCAAACTTAATGCTGGTGTTGCGTTGTTAAAAGATTTAGCTGCCCACCAATATGGTGAAAAAACACAAAACAAGCAGTTGATAGCACAAGGTATAGACAATGCCCACAAACATGCTAATGCTCAGACACAAATGGAGCAGCAGATGGAATTAGCTAGACAATCAGCTAAACAACAACCAAAACCCTCTAAAGGAGAATGATGGACAGAAATCTAGAGTTTCTTTTAAGTGAGTACAAAGACCGGATGCAGATGTTACAAGAAGCGCTTGCACACGGGAACTGTAAAGACTTTGAAGAATATAGGTATATATGCGGACAGTTACGAGGACTTGAATCCGCATGTTTAATAATCACAGACCTCGAACAACGAATGGAGCATTCTGACAATGAATGAAGCCTTAGATTTATCCCAAGCAGTAGATCTAGCACAAGTTCTAGATAAAGCAGCAGAAGAAAAAGCAACACAACTACCAAAGCCGCAAGGCTATCGTATCTTGTGCGCAGTACCCGAAGTAGAAAAAGAATACGAAAGCGGGCTTATCAAAGCTGACGCTATTGCAAAACGTGAAGAAATGCTGGCAACAGTACTATTTGTCGTTGAGCTTGGCCCAGATTGCTACACCGATAAAGAACGCTATCCAACAGGGCCTTGGTGCCAAAAAGGAGATTTCGTAATCGTAAGACCTAACGCAGGCACCCGCTTGCTAATTCATGGTCGTGAGTTCCGCATGATTAACGAGGATACAGTAGAAGCTACAGTCCTTGACCCACGCGGCATTAAACGTTCTGACTACTAAGGAGCCGAACAATGGCTGATTTTGAAAAAGTTGAATTTGAGTTTCCCGATGAAATTGAAGCTAAGGGTAAACCCGAAGAAGAAACAGTAAACCAAGAAGCTAAGGGTAAACCCGAAGCTGAATTCGAGATTGAAATCGAAGACGATACACCCAAAGAAGCTCGTCAAAAACGACCACCCATGCCTGCGGAAGAAGTTGAAAAGCTACGTTTAGAAGTAGACGAACTTGACAACTATAGTGAAGAAGCTAAGGTCAAGCTCATTAAGATGAAGAAAGTCTGGAATGATGAGCGACGTGCTAAAGAAGCGGCAGAACGTGAACGGCATGAGGCAATTAATGCTGCCCAACGTCTGTTAAACGAAAACAAGCGTATCAAAAGTATGCTCTCAAATGGTGAGAAAGAATATGTAGATGCCATGAAGAGTTCTGCTGATATGCAACTCGAAATTGCTCGAAAAGCGTACAAAGAAGCTTATGATTCTGGCGACGCGGAAAAGGTAATGGAAGCGCAACAGCTTATGACTGAGGCTGCTTTAAGGCTTGACAAAGTTAAAAACTTTAAAATGCCACCTTTACAAGAAGAGAAATTTGAGGTAAAAAGAGAGGAACAGTACCAATCTCCGCCAAAACCAGACGCTCGCGTTATGGCTTGGCAGGAAGAAAATCCTTGGTTCGGACAGGACGAAGAGATGACTGCATCAGCCTTAGGCTTACATGAAAAGCTTAAACGGCAAGGAGTCGTGATTGGATCTGAACAATATTACGCTACGTTGGACAAAACAATGCGGAAACGCTTCCCAGAGCAATTTGAGGATGCGGAAGAAGTGGCGGTAAAAGCTAAGGAAGACAATCCCCCTAAAGCCAAACCCAGCACGGTAGTAGCGCCTGCAACCAGAAGCACTGCTTCTAAAAAAGTCAAATTAACAACGACACAAGTAGCGTTGGCAAAGAGACTAGGTTTAACCCCAGAGCAATACGTCCGTGAACTTTTGAAAGTGGAGGCCTAAAATGGCTAGTAATAAATTAAGTCGTGAAATTGATACCCGAGAACTTACTGAGCGTCCTAAACAGTGGCGCCCACCAGAGCTTCTCCCTGAGCCGGACAAAGAGGCTGGATATTCGTACCGTTGGATTCGTGTTTCGATGTTAAATCAAGCTGATCCCCGTAATCTTTCATCAAAATTGAGAGAAGGCTGGGAACCAGTAAGAATCGAAGAACAACCCAAATTTAAACTGTTAGTTGATCCAGATGGTCGTTTTAAGGACAATATCGAGATTGGCGGGTTATTACTTTGCAAAACCCCAACCGAATTTGTAGAACAACAGCAAGCTTATTATGCTGAAATGACACAGAAACAGACTGAGGCTGTAGATAATAATTTAATGCGTCAAAGCGATGCGCGGATGCCTATTTTTAAAGAAAGTAGATCTTCGTCCAGCTTTGGCAAAGGTAAATAAATTTTAGGAGATTTCAAATGGCATATCCAACAGTACCCGGTCCATACGGGTTTAAGCCTTTAAATCTTATTGGTGGTCAAGTTTTCTCTGGTTCGACACGCAACATTCCGATCCAGTACGGCTTTGGCACTAATATTTTTTATGGCGACGTAGTAGGTATTGCTCGCGGTTTCGTAACACGCACAGTTGTAACTACTGGTGGTACTTCTACCACTGGTGCAGCTGGTAACGGAATTGTAGGCGTATTTTTAGGTTGTTCTTTCACTAACCCAGTTACTAAGCAAAAGACTTTCAGCCAATACTGGCCTGCAAATACTTTAGCTGGTGACGCAGTTGCTATCGTGACTGACGATCCTGACACAATTTTCAAATCTGCTGTCGTTACATCTCAAGGTGGTACCGCTATTGGTTCCGCTGCGACTTCAATGATCGGTTTGAACATTGCTGGCTCTGACTTAACTGGTTCTATCAACAACGGTGATTCATACAATGCTGTATTAGCTTCTTCTGCTGCTAACACTGGCACATTGCCTTTCCGTATCGTTGACTTGGCTCGTGATTCAGCTACCTCTTCAACATCTACCTTCACCAGCATTTCTACTGCTACTATTACTTGCGCTGCTATTCCTGTAGCTTTGCCAGTTGGTACAGAAGTAGGTTACATTGCTGCTAACGGTCAATATGTTGGTACAGGTTCTTGGGTTTCTACAGCTGCTACTGCTGGTGCTACTTCAGTTGTTTTGAACAGCGCTCCTGTAACAGTTAACAGCCCAACAGGCACTGCATCTACAACCATGACAATCCCTGCATCAAGCACATTGGTGTTTACTCAGTATCCAGAAGTATTGATTAAGTTCAACTTCGGTAACCACGAGTACTACAACAACACTGCTTCTGCAGCTACACTTTAATTAAGGAGCTATAAATGGCTATTTCACGCGCACAACTACTGAAAGAGTTGCTCCCCGGACTGAATGCATTGTTCGGATTAGAGTACGCTCGCTATGGTGAAGAACACAAAGAGATTTACGAAACTGAGACTTCTGAGCGTTCTTTTGAAGAAGAAACAAAACTGTCCGGCTTTAGCGCTGCACCAGTCAAGGGCGAAGGTTCTGCAATCGCTTACGACAACGCGCA